ATGATGTTATTACTACTGATGGCGTTGAGTCAGAACAAGCAGGTATTGACTTTCTAACAGGATTACACGGTCATACATTATGGAAGCAAACTTCTTACAATGGAAACTTTCGCAAAAACTATGCAGGCATTAGTTATACCTATGATGTAGGGCTTGATGCTTTTATTCCACCAAAACCGTTTCAATCTTGGGTATTAAACGAAGAAATTTGCGGTTGGGAACCACCTATTGCATACCCATCAGATGGAAAAGTTTATTCTTGGTTTGAGCCAAATCAACAATGGATTGAAATTACAGGACCTGCTGCATAATAACTTCCTGTTTAAACAATTACAGCAACTAACAGTAAAGGAAGTGTTTAAATGGCAATAACAAGCCGTGCGCCCCACATTACCGAACGCCCACAGATTGACCTGTCGGGTTCCGTATCTCAATACTATGAAATTACAGGTAATGCTTTTGATGTTGCTATTGCTGGCTTGCCTTTTATTCTTGGCGTAACTGACTCTACACCTTACCGCCGACAGACCGCAGAGTTTCGTACTCAGCGTGTGGACCAAGAGCGTGACCCCGGCGAGCAATCACTTGCTGGTTCAGGTTACTGGATTAGGTCACAATCATCCTTACACCTAGGTCAAGGCATTAACTATCAGGAACCACTTGAAGGCGACCCTGACCAAACTAAGTTCCGTTACAAGACTGGTGAAGGTGTTGACCCTTGGACTACTGGACAAATTAAACTTCTAAAAAGAACTGTCCTTCAAGAGTCAACAACTGCTAAGTCATTTGTTTTTTCTACAACCATTAACGGTTCAGACTTTCTTATTCAAGTTAATGAGTCATCATCAGATACTGTTCGTATTTTAAGAATTTCTACAACAGGTACTGAAACAACTATTGCTAATAACACAGCAATTACTGAAAACATTTTGGCTGCTTGTATGGGTGGTAATGACCTTATGGTTGTTACACCTACAAAAATTTTCCGTTATTCTTTTGATGATACTAGCCCAGCGCTGCATCAAGATTATGCTATTAACTCAGTTAATGCTGCTGCTGGTAAAGTTGCAATTAACTATGTTAAAAGCCGTTTTATTATTGCATACTCTGATACTAATGGTGCAACTCAGGCTTATTCAATTACCAAAAATACTGGTTCATCAATTAACTTTAGCACTTTAACTGCTATCAATGGTTCAACAACACTACCTTCGGGTTTTACTTTTACTGCTGTAACTGAGTCATCTAATGCTATCTATGTTGGTGGTTTTTCAGGTGATGAAGGCTCTGCATTTAAGATTACAGTAGATAGCACAGGTGCTTTATCAACTATGGTTCGTGTAATTCTCCTACCAAAGAGCGAACAGTTAACTCAGATGTATGGCTATCTTGGTTCCTATGTATTGCTTGGAACAAGCCGTGGTGTTCGTGTTGCTGTTGTTGATGCTGATGGCAATGTTACTTATGGTCCACTTGTATTTGAAGCAACTGGTAGTGTTTATGCATTTACTGCTCGCAACTCATTTGTTTGGGCTGGTGTAAACGCAGGTATCGGTGGACAGTCAGGTTTGTATCGTATCAATCTTGGTGCGCCATTGGCTAACAACGGTTATGCCTACGCAACAGACTTGGTTGCAACTAGCGTAACTGGACACATCCACTCTATTGCAACATTTAATAATGGTCGCAAAGCATTTACCGTTGAAGGCTCAGGTCTTTGGGTTGAACATGCTACTGAACTTGTTGAGTCAGGAACATTTACTACTGGACTAATTCGTTTTGATACATTGGAAAACAAAGCGTGGAAGCGACTTCGTTTGCGTACACCTGATACTTTACAAGGGGACATCCAAATTGCGAGAGTTACAGAAACTGCTGCTGATGCGCTCACTACTGTTGCACAAGGCACAACAGAACAATACGACTATGACCTTGCGGTTGTATTCCCGGATGTTTCGCCGGATGCTTCTTTCCGTTTCACCCTTTATCGCAACACTTCTGATGCCACTACTGGCGCTGTTATTTATGGCTATTCTGCTAAAGCGCTTCCTACTCCTACTCGCGCTCGCGTTATTCAAATTCCTTTATTCTGTTTTGATAGAGAAACCGATAAACTTGGTAACCTATTGGGTTACGAAGGTTATGCGAGAACGCGACTAAGTGCGTTAGAAGCGGTTGAAGGCGTTGGCGAAACCGTTATCATCCAAGATTTCACCGCAGGCGGAGAGCCTATTGAAGCGGTGATAGAGCAGATAACTTTTATTCGCTCAACTCCACCTAACCGTAACTTCTCAGGCTTTGGCGGTATTGTCCAAGTCGTTGCGAGAACTGTCGTATAAAAGGAAAAAGAAAATCAAATGACTCCTGCAAACTGGGCTGCACTAGCCGTATCCGTAATGACCATTATCGCTGGTTTAACCGCTGGTATTAGGTTCTTAGTAAAACATTATTTAAGTGAACTTAAACCAAATGGGGGCAGTTCGGTTGCTGACCGTTTAAACAGAGTGGAAAGACGGGTTGACGAAATCTACTCACTCTTACTTGAAAGAAAATAATGAATAAACTAGCAAAGAAAGCAACACCAGCAGCGCTTGCAGTATTGCGCCAAGCAACTGCTATTGCACCAAAGCGTAAGAAGTTATCTGATGGATTACTTCCTTCTGCTGCACACCTAAAGCAAAGTCCTGACTCTGACCACAATACTGGTTATGCAGTTGACTTAACACATGACCCTGATAAGGGAATTGATTGTGCAATTATTTTTCAAGAACTAAAGAAAGACAGTCGTGTGAAATACCTAATCTTTAACAAAAAGATTTGGTCAAAGGCAAGAGCAAAAGAAGGTGACCGCAAGTACACAGGCTCAAACCCACACACGAAACACTTGCACATCTCCATCAATGATGGATGCGGTGATGATGTTCGCCCATGGTTCCCATGGATGGCAGCACCTAAGTTAGTAAATCAAATAAAGGCAGCCCTTGCGGTTGTCCCCCAAAAGAAAGTGGTATCAAATGAACCAAAAGTTAGTAGCAGTACTAGGCAGTTATGTGCGTGCAGCGGTTGCTGCTGCTCTCGCCCTGTATCTAGCAGGAGAAACTAATCTAAAGACATTGGCACTAGCAGCACTAACAGGTGCAGCAGGTCCACTACTTAAAGCACTTGACTCATCAGACCCAGCCTACGGCAGAGGCGCTGAATAATTTAATCGTTTAAACACAAGAAAGCCCCGCTTTCACTTCGTACACTTCCCCTATGTACGCGGTGATTGCGGGGCTTTTTTTGTTTTTTAAGTTGTCCGATTATCAGTTGAGTAAAAACCGCTAGCGTTAAACTTAACTGACGGGACTGACCATACCCTACTCATCTGCTGCCCGCAACAGTTGGGTGCGCTGATGTCGTTATGTATGGAGATTTCTGTTTCGTATTGGATGCCACATTGTTCACATTTAAATTCATAAATCGCCACTTTTTGGTTCCTTATCGGCGGGAGTAGGGGCTGTTAATTTTGTGCCACAACTTGCACACTCAGCATCAGTAAACCATACTGCTATGTCGTAATCTATAAAAATACATTTAACATTTAATACTTCACATCCACAAATGCAACTATGGCTTGGCTCGCCACGCAAGTCGCCGAAGGATTTACCATAGTCAGGCTTCCACTCGCCAACTGGCGTTGGCTCAGTCACACTTATCCTTACGCTGCACGAACAGCAGTCTAATTACATTTCTGTAATTTTGCTTGTTTAGACACGGCGTGTCGCTGGAATAGGGGAGAGATTGCACCTGTATCCTAGCGGGGAAATCAACTACACATAGAAAGGACTGGATAATTGACCCTAGAAATTAAGACGGGTAAATCCTATGTTAGCCATAGTGGTATTTCAACTTGGCTAAACTGCGGATGGCAATTCTATCTATCCCGAATACAAAAAGTTCCTGAGAACCCATCCTACTGGTTAGTAGGTGGTTCGTCTGTGCATGAAGCAACAGAAGTGTTTGATGTTACAGGCACAGAGAACTTTAATTCCACCATTGCTTTTAACGAAGCATGGAAACGCAACTATGAAAGAAGCGACAACGGCATGCCGTTCCGTGCTGGTGGTCGCTCTAGCAAGGCGTATCCAAATGGTGAGGATGCAACTTGGTGGTTAACCGAAGGACCTAAAATGGTTGACCGCTGGGTACAGTTCCGCAATGACTCAGGCTACCAACTGTTTAAACTACCTGATGGTCGCCCTGCCATTGAAGTTGAGATGAACCAAGATGTTAATGGAGTGCCAGTTAAGGCAGTTCTTGACCGCTTGTTTGTTACTCCCAACGGGGAACTAATTGTTGTGGACATCAAGACAGGAAGCAGAGAACCAGCAAGCAAAACTCAAATGGGTATCTACGCAATCATGGTAGAAAAAACATTTGGTGTTCGCCCTGTTGGTGGTGCTTACTGGATGTCCCGCACAGGTGAACTGACGGACACGGTAAACCTAGATAATTTCACAGAAGCACGCCTAGGCTCATGGGTTAAAAACTTTGAGAAGGCAGTAATGAACGACATCTACATCCCAGCACCCGGATTTATGTGCGGGACATGCGGTGTAAACGCTGCATGCTATGTTGTTAACGGCAAGGACTCACACAAATACCCCGAAATAACAGAAGGAGAAGCAAGTGATGAGTAATGAAGCACCATACCAAGTGAACCTAAAGACACCAAAAGGCTCACTACTCAATCTCAGAGCATGGGATGAGCAACAGTTAGACACAATCCTTGATGGGTTGGAAGTGCGTATGCAACGCATCTTGCAACTAGAGGAAACGATTGATGAGTTGCATAAACTCAGCAGCAACCCTGCTGCACAAGCAATTCAAACACTACAAAATGCTGGATTAAATCCAGTACCAGTAGCACCAGCACAACCTATTGGAAATCAATGGGGCGCTGGTACACAAGGTGCAGCAGCACAAGCACCAGCCCCAGCAGGCTCGCCTGTTTGCGACCACGGATTGCCAATGCGATTTGTAGCAGCAGGTATCAGCAAGGCTGGCAAGCCATACAAGGCGTTCTACGCATGTCCTAATGCCCGTGAAAGTGCGTGCAATAAGAAGGTCGCTGCGTAACAATGAGATTACTTAGCCGTGCCATAAAGACTGCTTCACAAGGTGGGGCAACCATCCCAACCGTTTGGCAATCTTTAGCATCACAACAGATAATGTTTAGACACGGCGAAGTATCAATGATTGCTGGTCCGCCGGGGGCAGGTAAAAGTACTTTGGCTTTATCGTTAGCCGTGCAAGCACAAGTACCTACCCTGTACATCTCGGCGGACACGCACTCACACACAATGTCCCTTCGTATGCTTGCAATGCTTACGGGTAAACCACAAGGTGAAGTTGAACCTTTGATGGAACATGATAGGGATTGGGCAGCACAGATGTTAAAACCTGCTGACCATGTGATGTGGGAGTTTGATAGCGCACCAAGTTTTAAAGACATTGAGGACTCTGTTCTTGCTGCCCGTGAAAGACTTGGTGATGATGTTCGTTTAATCGTGCTTGATAACGCCGTTGATGTAACGCTTGAAGGTCAAGATGAGTGGGGCGGTTTGCGTACATTGATGCGTGAACTTAAATGGTGGGCTAGGGAAACTGGCGCTGCCGTTGTTGTTTGCCACCACACCAGCGAAGGTGTCCAAGGTAATCCTTGTCCACCACGCCATGCACTACATGGGAAGGTCGCTCAGACTCCGAGTTTAATACTTACAGTACACAGCCAACAGGGTGTAATGGGTGTATGTGCAGTTAAAAATCGTTATGGTCCTGCTGATGCTACGGGTGGTACACCTATTTGGTTGTCCTATGACCCAGCAAGTATGCAGATTTTAGACCTTCAACAGCATCAAGTACAGATTGGACAGCCACAACTTTTATGAGTGAGGAAAGTTTAAACGATAAGTTTGCGCCTAAGATAAAAGTTTCACAAGAGTTGTTAAGGCAGATGATTGATAACGCACCTATCTCAGATGAGATGCGTAACAAGATAGTAGAACAACTGCCAATGATTGCTGAGAACTTAGATGATGCAACTCGTAGGATTTACGACCCACAAAAGATTTGGTTTGAGTCTATTCAGTATGCAGATTATGTTGACCAGTTAGCAGAACACCTAAGGGATGCAGTAATGGATGACCATGGTGACGACTGCAAAATGGAGATAGCCGTTGGATTGCACACCATGTCGGGTATTTGGAAAGCCATGGCTGAAAATGCTATGACCATACTAGACGACATGAAAATTAAATCAGAGATGTACGACTTTGATGAAGTCATTATCGGGATAAAGGAAAAAGATGCATAGTAAAAATGAAACACTATCTATTGGTTGGTGCGATAATGGCATGTCTGACGGTAAGTTTACCGAAGGACTTGTGTACACAATTATTATGGGACAAGACCCAAAGAACATACAGATACATAATGCTATCCGTGTTCAAGGCAATCAGATTGGTAGGCAACGACAAAGTTTATTTGACCTATGGGCTGACTCGGTAAAGACTGATTGGTTATTGTGGGTTGACTCAGACATTGTACTAACCCAAGATGTATTAAAAAAGTTATGGGATACAGCAGATAAGTTAACACGCCCAGTTGTTACTGGTGTTTATTTTATTTCTAAAGAAAATGAACAGGCATTGATGATGCCTATGCCATGTATCTTTAATGAAACAGATAATGAGTTTACTATTAACTACATACACCCATTGCCTGAAAATCAAATCATTAAGGTTGACTGTGCGGGTATGGGTTTAGCCTTAATGCACAAAAGCGTTGTTCCTAAACTGCGTGAAGTCTGCCCTGATTATTCTTTATTTGCAGAGAAGGAAGGTTTAAACAATCAGTTTGTAAGTGAGGACATTGTGTTCTTTAGATACTTAAAGAAGGCAGGTGTCCCTGTTCACGCTCATACTGGCGCTCGCGTTAAACACATGAAGCGTTTTAGTTTGGATGAGAACTATTACAAGTTGTATTGGGGTTCCGTTTACGAAGCCGAAGCAAGAAAGGCAAAGGAAAATGAACAACCAAGCGAACAAGCGTAGGGGTGCAGCCTTTGAAATAGAACTGGCTGATTGGTTTATGACTCAGGGTTTAAACGCACAGCGCCTACCCCGTGCTGGTAGAAACGACATAGGGGATGTGTTCCTTCCTACGGCAAATGACTTCTATGTTGTTGAAGCCAAAGCACCTAGAAGGGATGGTCGTATTGACCTGAGTGGGTGGCTACGAGAAGCCTATGTGGAAGCCGAGAACTATCGGATTGCCAAGAAGTTGGCGATAGCACCTAATCCATTGGTCATAATCAAGGCTGCCAACAAGGGTATTGGTGATGCTTATGTCGTACAAAAGTTGAGTGATGCCCTTGCAAAACTCTGATAAGAAGCACGACATTGTTACTGTACTGGAACATTACGGGTTTGAAATACCTGTCCGACATGGGTGGATTACCGTGCGTTGCGCCTTCCATGGTGATAGAGTTAAGTCAGCGCGTTTAAACATAGACAATGGTGGGTTCAGATGCTTCGGCTGCGAGATGGCTGGGGATGTGTATTCAATCATAATGAAAAAAGAAGGAGTTGGATTTCGTGAGGCTATCAAAATCGCAGAGAGAATTACTGGAATTAGCGAGTCAGAAGTACGCGGAAAACCTAGAACAAGTGATGCCTTACCTGAGTCAGAGAGGTATCACCGAACAGACGGCGCGTATGTTCCGCCTAGGCTTCGTAAGCGAGCCTGAGATTGGTCATGAACCATACCGCGACAAGTTATCAATTCCTTATCTAACTCCAACAGGAGTTGTGGACATCCGCTTCCGTAGTTTAAACGGTGACGGACCGAAGTATCTATCAAGACCGGGGGCAAGTACACACATCTATAACATTGCTGCTCTATTCCAAGAGAGTGAGTTGCTTGTTGTATGTGAAGGTGAGATAGACACAATCATTGCTACACAAGCAGGCTTTAGTGCTGTCGGACTTCCGGGTGCTAATAACTGGAAACCATTTTATGGCAGAGTGCTAGCAGATTGGTCAAAGATTTTGTTATTTTGTGATGGCGACAATGCTGGTCGTGAGATGGCAAAGAACTTATCCCGTGAACTAGACAATGTATTTCCCGTATTCATGCCTGAGGGGTGTGATGTTAATGATGTGTTCTTAAACGAGGGCGCAGACGGGCTACGAAAACGAGCAGGAGTTTAAACACATGATTAAAAAAGTCGTGGTACTGAGTGACTATCAAGTACCTTATCAAGATAGAAAGGCAGTCGCTCTACTCCACGATTTCATTTGGGATTACAAACCCAATGAACTATGGATAGTTGGCGATTGGATTGACCAGCCTGAACCTAGCCGTTGGTCAAGGGGTAATGCAGGCGAATACGCAAGAACATTACAGGCTTCCGTTAATGAAGCAACAGATTTACTTGCTGACCTACGCCACATCATGGGTCGCAGACCTATTCATTTTAAGACTGGCAACCACGACATAAGAGTTGAGAAGTATGTGTCGCAGTATGCGCCCGCACTACGCAGCCTTAGTAGTTTAACGCTAGAGGAAATGCTTGACCTTGACCGTTTAAACATTACATTGCACCGCAAGCCCGTAGAACTAGCACCGAACTGGTTGCTTGCTCATGGTGACGAAGGTGCTATGAGTCGTATTGCGGGCGGAACCGCAATGAATTTGGCAAAACGCTTTGGCAAGAGTGTCGTCTGTGGACACACGCACCGTTTGGGTTTGCAAGCGTTTACAACATCAGTAAATGGAAAAGTGACGGAACAGTTGTATGGATTTGAGGTGGGAAACATGATGCGTTTAAACGCTGCCCACTATGTGGGTGGGTCTGCTAACTGGCAGCAAGGATTTGGTTTGTTAACAATCAAAGACCGTCAAGTATTCCCTACTCCTGTGTATCTACACAAGGGTCAATTCATAGTAAACAACAAGCATTATGCCTGAGTTTTTGGAACCTATCCGTCAGGTGGGCGGTGACGGCAGACGGGAAACTGCTGCCGTTCACGCTTTATCTAGGCTCTATCCGAACTGGCGTTTCTACCCCACGCCTAGGTTTTACTTCACCGACTTTCATTTAACTTGGTTGCACGACAACGGTAGAGAGAACTACTTAGGCGACATAGAGATTAAGTGGCTGTCCATAGATAGCAGTATCCCAGCAATCTTTCCGTTTAATAAGTTGCAGCAGATGTTGATTAGCCCACCGTATTTAGATAACCCCGATACCTTTCACCGTATTTGTTTTAGATTTACTGATGGAACTTTACTGATACCAGTCAAAGAACTGGCTGGGTTGATGCCTGAGTTTAATGTTCGCCACGATACCAATGAGCGTGACCTTGTGGTGCGAGTTAATGCTATGATGTTTAAACGCTACTGGTTAGATGTAGTCATAAAGGAGTAAGAGTGGAGTTAAAGGATGTTGAGAAGTCCCCGCTTTGGGATACTGTTTACAAACTAGCGAGGACTGCATCTCGGTACTCAGCCAAGATAAACAAGAACGCTGTTTCTATTGACGACATTTTTCAGCATCTAATCCTGTGGTCATTAGAGCATTGGCACAAGATTGATGAGTGGAACGAGCAAGAGTCCTTGCCGTTTAAACTACGCCGCACCTTTGCTAATGAAGCGCAGAAGTTCGTGACGAAAGAGCGTGCCTATAAGTCCCGTGTATCTACCAATGATTTCTTTTACTATACCCCCGCTATCCTGCATGAATTACTACGAGATGTATGGGATTACGAAGGCTGGCTAGATGCGCCTGATTTGAGTAGCGAGTTCGTAAGTAAGAGTGGCAAACCAAGCGAAGGTAATAACCGCATGGCTTTGCTATCTGATGTAGCCAATGGATTACATGGTTTAAACGAGCAAGACAAGAACCTTCTCCGGCAACGATACGCCAATGGTGGCATGGACTTTGATGTGTTAGCCGTTGTGTATGAGATGAGTGAGGAAGCATTACGCAAGAGAGTTCATAGGGCTATCAAGAAACTTCAAGATAGACTGGGTGGAGAGCCACCGATTTGGACAAACCGTAGGAGAGTTGTTAAGTCTAATGCTCAGGCAAGAGCAGAAACGGAATAAGACATGGGCAAGCCAGTAGTTAAAAGTACAGGTAGAAACAATGACCGTAAGAACGGTAAGGCTTGGAAAAAAAATCCTAAGGTTCAAAAGAAAACAGGCAAGACAGTTGGTGGGTACAGCCCAGCAAAACTTGCTATCAGGGCGGAGAAAAGAAAGTGAAAGACTTTGGGAGAACATCCATCAATGTTGGTTTAAACAGGTGGTATGCTTTTGGTTTAGGCTTTGATTACTACCCAGTTGTTGAGATGATAGAGGATACCAATGATGCTTTAGTACTTGCCCGTGCTTTGCATTTAGATTTTCTTTTCTTTTTTATTCAGATAACAGTCTATCCGAAAGTGAGATGGTATGAGTAAGGAAATAAAAGTTGGTAAGTTATGGTTAAGTTTTGGTTTTTCATACAGGCGATTTGCGCTTGGCTTTTGTATTGATAGATACCACATTGATTTAGATTTATTCTTTGTATGGGTAGGTGTTGAGTTTTGATTATCGGACTATCGGGCTATGCCCAATCAGGTAAAGATACAGTTGCAGAACTATTGTGTTTAAACTATGGGTTCAAACGCATAGCATTTGCTGATGCAATCCGTGAAGGTGTGGTTCGTCTTAACCCTATGCTTGATGACGGTATCCGTGTGGCAGATTTAGTTGAGGATTATGGTTGGGATGTAGCCAAGGGAAACACAGAAGTACGCAGACTATTACAAGTATTTGGTACAGAAGTTGGGCGCTCGCTACTGGGCAGTAATGTATGGACAGATGTTGCGTTTAAACAGATAGATGCTGAACCCAACCAGCGTTGGGTCATCCCTGATGTTCGCTTTGAAAATGAAGCAGAGGAAATCTTAAATCGTAATGGTGATGTATGGCGTATCAATCGTCATAACCACGCACCAGTTAATCATCACACATCAGAGCATGCAATGGATAGGTATGTGTTTAAACATGTTATCTATAATGATGGAACTCTTGATGATTTAAGTGATGAAGTATTTATGCTTGCTAAAAAACTAGGGCTATAAAAGAAACAACACCCGCTGGGACTGGAACCATTGGGTGTTATTCAGGGTAAAACTTATCAGATTAGATGCTTGCTTGCAAGTGATGGGTCAGCAACTCCAATCCTTTGAGCGTGTCGTATCCGCCTTCTATCGTAAGGGCTAGTGCCTGCCCAAATCCCTTCTCGTTCATGGCACAATGCCCACTCTAAACATAAGGCTTTGACCGGACAATCGCCACACATCCGTTTAAACAGCGCTCGCTGGTCTGCCGTAAGTTCGTGGTTTTCGGGATAAAACAATTCAGTATCTATACCTACACAATTACCCTTCGCAAACTCAGTTGAGTTATACGAAAGGTAATAGTATGTAAGGTCTGCCAGTTCTTTTTTTGATAGGACTCTGTGATGTTGTGGTTTAAACGACATTAGTACCACCGCTTGGCAAGGTAGTGTGCGTATGCTTTGCACGGGGAACCTGCGTAGCGGTGGTCAATGTAGGCAAGCCCTGCTTGGACTTGGATAAACCCGTCAGATGTCTTTTCGTATCCGACATTTTTCCATGTGGCTGGCATGAATTGTGCTATGCCGTATGCGCCACTTGATTTGTTATGTGCTGCGCTGCGCCAATTACTTTCGGCAGTCCATAACGCCCACAAACACGACCATTGTTCTACTTGATTGCGTTGCATAAGTAGATTGATGGCATGTAGTTGGTAATCGTTAGTGTGATAAGCAACCAATCCCACCGTTGGCTGCGGTGGGTTGGCTGATGAGATGGCTTTACTTGGTGCTGCTTGGTAGCCAACGAGTAAGCCCAATACAAACGCTGTTGCTGCCACCGTTTTAACTCCACGGGTAGTCAGGTTGCTGCGTTTAAACTTACGCTTTCTCATTTGTCGGCTTGGCTTCTGTGTTTCTTTGAGTTGCGGTTGATACTGATACGGCTTTTCGTGTTTCATGCTGCCTTCTCCCACTCATGTAGTTCTTTCGGTGTCCAAAAGTTTTCTACTGTTTCAAGCCAATGCTGGCTGATGTCGGTGTCGTATCCTTCACCATCATCTGTGCCAACAATAATCATGTTGCCTTTGATGTTGTCCCAATAGGTGATGTTGCCAGCCAATAGGCACAACAAGGTTGCGTTGTTGTTGAAGTCAAGGTCGTGCAGTTTACCTTCTTCATTTATGTATGCAGTTGCGTTAGGCAAACGCATGATTTCAATAAGTCCGCCCACACTTTCCTGCATTTTTTCTAGTGAGTCAAATACCCTGCGTGCGTATGTTCCGTCAGGATAAAGGACAACACCCTTGGTTGCTGGATGATTAGCCATGTTTAAACACTTCCTTTCGTAGTCATCTTTGACCATTTGCTTTCAATGGCTGAGTTGATTTCTGTCCGTATTGCTTGCGCTTCGGCTGCAACCGTAGTGATTGCATTATCTTGTGGATGAAAGTATGCAAGGTTGCTTACCTTACTTAGTACTCCATCTAGTTTTCTTGCGGTGTCGTACCAAATTAGTACGCCATTTTCAAACACTTGCACGGTCATAACTACTCCAGTTCCATAGCGTTTAAACGGTCATGCTCATCTAGCATGTCCTGTATGTGTTCTACTCTCCGACCTTCGCCTTTGTCTATACACAAGGCATCCAGTTGGATTGCGAGATTGTATTTCCCATCATCACCTTCATCTAACTTGTATGTTGGAACCCACTCAGGTTCAAGGTTGTACTCGGCATGGTTCTCGTCTTTAAACCACCATAACTTGTACCCTTCACGCTCATCCCATAGGAGATGGACATAGTATTCATCCCCTTGGTATGTGAAAGTGATGTCCTTTGTCCACACTCGGTCAATGTGTAGATGTTTTTTAACTTTGATGGCAGCCATGTTTAAACACCTACCTTTGCTTGGTCAAGCATAGCCAGCATTTCTTTGTATGCTTCTGCTTTGTTCTTGTGATAACTGACTGTGCCTTGCTTCCATGTTCTGCCTGCTTGTTCCATGCGTAGGTGGTAAGCAATCTTTGCTATGACTTGGTTTCTAATTTCCAGCATGATTAACTCACCGCCTGTACTGTCTGCACTCGCATTTGCTGCCCACAAAAACGCACTTGCCACTCAATGGCTAGCGCCTTTGCTTGCTTCAAACTTTCTGCATAGAAAGTCTGTGGTTCCCACTCTTTCTTTGTTGCCTTGTTGTAAAGCACAAGCAGATAGGGTTTCTTGTTGTCGCCCTGTTTCCACATGGCTTCCACTTGTTCGTCTGTGTACATTAGGCGCTCGCTTCCTGTACTTGTGTCCAATAGGATTTGTCCCAATCCCATGACTCATGCACTTCATCATAATCGCCACTTTCAAACATGGCTTCTGCTTTTTTAATTGCTTCGGCTTCGCTTGATGCTTCAATCATCTTGCTTGTTTCAGCCCAAACGGTTGCCTTTCTTTGCACTCTGTACTGTGCCATTTGTCCAGCCTTTCTGTTAGGTGTGTTGGTGATTACGCTGGTTAGACCTGCATCTCTCACCAACACAAGACCTATCATCTCATGCCCTATTCATGCGTAGTCAAGCACATTTTAAAAATAATTCATAACAATTTTGTTATCTTTGTTTAAACATTTACCATGCCACCACCACCGGAACCGCCACCGGATTTGTACGACACGCGTTTAAACACTTGGCTTGCACCATGTGATAAACTCACTTTTGTTTTGCTAAAGCAAAACAAAAGCGGGGCAAATAGGACATCTGTTTAAACACTTTAATTATCCACAACTTTTCCACAAAAAAATAACCCCGCCATTTCTGACGGGGCTATCTTGGTATCGCTGTTTAGTAGTTCAGCATGCTGTGTTCGGTGATGTCGTTCCACTCATCATCATCATCAAACGCCATGTTGCGCCAGTCGTAGGTGAAAGCGCTGCGGTATGGTTTAAACGCCTGCCACTCTACAATCTTGCCGTCTTTGACTTTAAAATACTCGCCTTCGTTGGCTTCGTATGTCCAGTCAAGGCGTGTGTCTAGCATGGTGGCTGCATTTTCCACGGTGTCTAAGGTTGAACCGTAAACCAATGAGCCACGCTTGGTCTGACCAATCCACAATGGGGATGAGTTAACCCGTGCAAGGTGCAGCAGATTAGATGCGCCTTGTTCAATCCATGCCAGCGCTGCTGTGCCTTGGATAGTGGGCAGCAATTCGGTTGGATGCTGGGCAGATAATCCCAGCAATGCAGCCACGGCTTCTGAGTCAACCTTGCCGTTGCGTGCAACCTTCAACTGTTTAAACAACTCCCTGTCGTTGCTGATGTGTCCGTTGTGCGTTAACACAATCTTGCCACGGGGGATGGGATGGTTGTTGTTGTTATCTTTCGGGTCGCCTTGGGTAGCCCAGCGGGTATGCAAAATTGCAGTCTGTGCATTTCGGCATAGGTCTTTGTTGTATTGAACAAACTTTGTCGCTGGGATGGCAGCCTTTAGGATTACACGGTTGCCGTTGGCAGGGTTAATCCATGCGCTGCCCGTGGCATGTTGTCCACGGTGTTCAATGTCCAGCAGCATCTGACCTGCAAGGTCAGCAACGCTGGCGCGTTGATGTTCTTTAGGGTTAAGGCAATAGCCTGCAATTCCACACATAAGTTTTTCCAGTCCTTTCGTAGATGTTATTGGTTGAAGTTTACCACGCGACCCGTTGACCGTTCAAACACCTTGTTTAAACACGGGTCTAGTTGGTTTAAGTATCGGGCATCTTGTTCGTTGTATAACCCAGCGAACCTGCGCCCGCTGGGGTCAACACCATGCACAATAAATAATGGGGCTGTCGTGATAAGGCTGTCGCGGTCATCACTCATTGTTTAAACACTCCAACATTTCTCCCCAGCAGTATCCGTTTTCTGTCCACCATAAGTTAGTTGAAATTTCAACCAAACCTAATAGCAGCAGGGCAGATACAAACCCTGCAACAAACCAACCACGGTTAGTTAGTTTCATTTCCAGTCCTTTCGTTTAAACGGTCAGCAGATTTTGCTAACCGTTAGTGGGCTGCTGGGAATTGCACCCAGTCAACGGCTATCCCGTCAGCCCTGCCCGCCTATTGTTGGCGGGCTGCTAAGTCTGCTGCCCTGCCGTTAAGGTAGGTTGCAGTTTTGTCGGTTAGATAACCGTTGCCAACCAACCCGCGTAATAATCCAGCAAGGTTGTTTAAACGGTTATCGTGTGCAAGGTCTGCTGAGTCAATCAAAATCCCAGCCTTGCTGAGTTCTGCCATGGCGTTGCAGAATTCTGCCCATGCCTTGATTTTGCTGCCGTTAAGTGTGCCATGGTGTAGGCGAATTTCAACCGTGCCGTGGCGGTCATAACTGGCAAGATTGAGTGAGTAGTATCTGCCACCGTTGATGTTGGCAATTCTGCCGTTGCGTACCTGCTCAGCGGTACGGTCTGCATCTTGCAGGCTAAGCGGTCTGCAAAATCCATTGTTTAAACGGGATGGCGCAACCAACGCTGCGATTGTGTCGTGAGCGATTGCCCAGTTAACAACAAGGTTGGCGATACCGTTTAAACCGTAGTGGTCAGCGCCTAGGTGGACATGATAACCAGTCTGCTTGTTGACCGTTGCGCCTGCTGATGCAAGCGCACGGGCAGCGGTTGTGCATTGTGCCAGCGTTTCAGCGCCTAGGATTGGCGATACGGCTTCCGCTGATACGCCACGGGTTCCATCAGGCTTAACCGCCCATGTAAGCCCAGCACGGTTAAGCAGGGATTGTGCGCTGCCGATTGAAAGGCTGCTCATTTCTAGTTCAATCCCGTAGGTTGATGTTGTAGTCATAATTAGCACACCACCATTTCAAGATTGCATGCTGGGCAGATAGGGCAGCCCATGGCATCTACCGTGGCACGGCTGATGCGGGTGATGTAGTTATCGTTTAAACAAGCAACCTTTATCAATCGGGTTGATTGTTTTTTGCGGTCAGGGATTGTGATTGCAGCGTGCGGATAATCAGGCATGCGCTCAGAAATCATCTCAGCCCATGTTGGCAGATTGTTGCCGTTTAAACCGACACGGCTTAGGGCTGCCTTGTAATCCCTGCCCTGCTTGTAATCGCCAGTTGCAGCAGCAACCAACAACGGCAACACCAATCCAACAACGGCTGATTTCTCAGCGATTGTTGGTGATACAAAAATCTCAGCATTGAATTCATCTGATGCTGCTGGTGGAACCAGTTGTGCGCCAACAAGATTTCTCTTGCCTTGTTGAGCAGGGAACCCGCAAGATAATTTCACGGCAGGTTCTTCATCTGCCATGTCTAATCTTGATGAAATTTTTGGCAACGCTGCTGCTGCCAATTTTTGCAACCATTGTTCACGGTTCATTTGTTTTGCCTTTCCAGTCTAGGGTTTAAACCCAGTTGTTTAAACCACTATCCGATTATAGGCACACAATTTTTGAAAGGTCAACAACCAAAACAAAAATTTTTTTTGAGATTTTTTATCTCACTATTTGAGATGCCATTGCCCGTGCTGGATTGCCCTGCCTGCGCTGCGATTGCCAGCGCCTGCCCTGCCTGCCCTGCCCTGCCTTGTTGTGTGGTGTGTGCTAGTAGCAGCAACAAGCCGTGCCAGCGCTGCGCCATCCCTAGCGCTGCCAGCCCGCTGCGTGTGCAGCCTGCTGCGTTTAAACAAAAAGCCAGCGAGTGAAGGGGTCATTTGACCCCAGCATTATTAAAATCGCTGCGTATGTGTATGTGTGTATCCACACACATAACTTTGCTAGCCCTGAAAATGGGGGGCTGACCAGCACTTTTGCCCCATTTGGGGGCAATTACGCTGCCTACGGAAAAAAAGTTTAAACATTTGTGTCCAATTAGATGCCATTGGACACCTATTAGTAAGTGAAAGGCGTAAACTATGCAGCCTTTCACGCGTAAGCAGGAAACCCCTATCGGGTTTCCCTAGGCATGCCCCTAACCTACGGCTTACGCCTTCGGTTAGGATAAGTGAGTTTTAGCCCAAGACTCACCACAATCGGTCTTGGAGAAACGCTATGGAAAGAAAACGCACGACTTCTGCTTCGCATGTTTCAGATGCAGTCAAGAAGCAAATTATTGATTTTTTAATACAGGGGTACTCTGTCCAAAAGGCATGTGATGCCGTAGGCAGAAGTATCAAAACTTATGAGTATTACCGTAAGACCGACCCCGACTTTGCTCTAGCAATAGACAAGATACGGTCTATGACCGCAAGGGGTGAAATAGGTGGTCCGACTAAAGAAGTCCCACCATTTCCCGAATTTTCCGAGAAGTATCTCGGCACACAAGTCTTTACGCACCAAAAGCATTGGATTGACTTACTAGAGGGTCGAGTTCCGCAGGAAGTCCACCCATCCATAATCTATGAACCGGGTGCGCCTGATTTACTTATTGTAAATACTCCACCTGAGCATGCTAAGAGTACGACCATTACGGTCAACTATGCGGTTTATCGTATTTGCCAAAATCCGAACATCCGCATAATGATTGTTTCTAAGACTCAGGCAATGGCTCAGAAGTTCCTTCTTTCTATTAAGAACCGTTTGACCCATCCTAGGTATCAAGACCTTCATCTAGCCTTTGGACCTGCTGGTGGTTTTGAAAAGAACTCAGACTCTTGGAAACAAGATTTGATTTACCTATCGGCTGATGCCCGTGACTCAGGTGAAAAAGACCCTACTGTTCAGGCTATCGGTATCCGTGGTCACATCTACGGTTCCCGTGCAGATTTAATTATCATGGATGACTGTGTTGACCATACCAACGCCCATGAGTACGAAAAACAAATTGACTGGATACAGTCCGAAGTTATGTCCCGTATTGATAATGACGGGGGTAAACTTCTTGTTGTAGGTACACGCCTACGACCTAAAGACCTGTATTCAGAACTCAGGGACCCTATGCGCTACCCTGATGAAACTTCTCCTTGGACTTATTTTGCTCAGCCTGCGGTATTAGAATTTGCCGACAACTCAAAAGACTGGGTAACTCTATGGGCAAAAACAAACATGCCCCCTGTGTCGGGTAAAGGTGTACCTGACGAAAACGGACTTTACGATAAATGGACTGGTGAAGCATTATCCAAGAAGCGTGGGCGTATGTCCCCAAATCTTTGGGCAATGGTTTATCAACAACAGCAAGTACATGAGGACTCGGCTTTTCCTTCGGATGCTGTTAAAGGTGTAATTAACGCAGGTCGTAACATTGGCAGAATACCTAAAGGTATGCCCGGTGTTAGACCCCAAGGCATGGATGGCTTAATTGTCGTTGCAGGTTTTGACCCAGCAGGTGCTGGTTATTCTGCTGCCGTTGCTATTGGTTTAGACATCTCAACACAAAAGAGATACCTGATAGATGTATCCAATGTGGCAGGTATGTTGCCTGATGAGATTAGAAGTTTGATTAAAGACTGGACTGATAAGTACAACATTTCTGAGTGGCGTATTGAAAAGAACGCTTTTCAGACAATGCTCACTCAGGACCGTGAAGTACGAGAATACCTTTCGTCAAGGGGTGCGGTTCTACGGGAACATCACACAGGACAAAATAAATGGGACACCGATTTCGGAGTCGCTTCTTTGACGACCTTATTCCACGGACACGCAGAAGGTAATGCTCTTATTGAGTTTCCTTCTACACATGCTTCCGAAGGATTAAAGGCTTTGATAGAGCAGTTGGTTACTTGGTATCCCGACTCTCCTAAGTCACAAAAGAAAGACTGCGTGATGGCATTTTGGTTTGCAGAACTTGCATGCCGTGACCGCCTTGCATCAGCAAATAACTTTGCTCGTTCGCATAGTCGTCAAAACATGTTCCATACACGATACGACCAAAGTAACCAAGTAAACATTTCACTAGATGAACTGCTTTACACAAACTAAACGAAAGAGGTGAGCATGGCGCTTTCCATTGAGGAAATCACTAGCGGGTTTGACCGCTATCGCCGTGCATACGCTGACCGCGATACTCGTATGTACAATGTGCTACTTGTTCGCCAAGGCAAGATGCGAGATGTTTTCCCTGACTTATTCCCTGATGGTCCGTTTGAGAACCCTATTGTTGCAAACATGGTGGACATTGCTGCCCGTGACTTGGCAGAAGTTATTGCACCACTACCAGCATTTAATTGTAATTCAACAACCATGGTATCTGAGGCAGCCCGCAAGAAGGCTGATAAGCGTGGTGAGATTGTTAATGGATACATTGACTATTCAAACTTACAGGCTCAGATGTTCAATGCTGCTGACCGTTATGTAACTTATGGTTTCGTAGCAGCACAGGTAGAAATTGATGTTAAGGACAAGATGCCACGCATCCGTTTCTTTGACTCCATTGGTTCATACCCAGTCATGGACCGTTTTGGTCGTGTAGTTAAATTCTATCAACGCATTATGAAGCCAACTACTGAACTTATGGCTCAATACCCTGAGTTGGCAAACTTGATTTATTCTAAAGATAATCCGTCAGACATGATGGAAGTGGTCCGTTACCACGATAAAGACCAAGATGTTTTGTTTATTCCAAACCGTAACAACCTAATTCTTGACCGTGCAGTAAACCCAATCGGTGAAGTAATGATTAGGGTTGTTCAACGACCATCTATTGACGACCAATCCCGTGGTCAATTTGATGATGTGCTAGCAGTTCAAGTTGCTAAAGCACGCTACGCCTTGCTTTCCCTAGAGGCAGCGACCAAGGCGGTACAAGCACCAATCGCTATGCCTACGGATGTACAGGAGTTGGCTCTTGGACCTGATGCAATTATGCGCTCACAAAAGCCTAATGAAATTCGTAGAGTCCCACTTGAAATACCAGCAGGCGCTTTTGCTCAGCAAGGAGTTCTTGAACAAGAACTGCGTTTAGGTTCTCGTTATCCTGAAAGCCGTACAGGTAACCTTGATGCTTCAATCGTTACTGGTCGTGGTGTTCAGGCTCTTATGTCCGGCTTTGATACACAAATCAAAACCGCACACTCTATGTTTGCCCGTGCCTTTGTTGAACTTGTTGGCATCTGCTTCAAGGTTGACGAAGTAGTATTTGGTAATACCGAAAAAGAATTAAAGGGTAACTATCATGGAACCCCTTACTCAATCAAGTATCGCCCAACCCGCGACATTGATGGTGACTACACCGTAGATGTTCAGTACGGATTGATGGCAGGACTTGACCCTAACCGTGCTTTGGTATTTGGATTGCAGGCTCGCGGAGATAAATTGATTTCCCGTGATTTCCTACGCAGACAAATGCCATTTTCATTTAATGCAACACAAGAGGAAGCCAAGGTTGATACCGAGGAACTTCGTGATGCAATGAAGCAAGCGATTGCTTCCTATGCTCAGGCTATTCCAGCCCTTGCATCCCAAGGTCAAGACCCTAGTGAAATTTTAGTTGCTTTATCATCAGTCATAAATGCACGCCAAAAGGGAACTTCTATTGAAGTTGCTGTGGCAGATGCGTTCAGACAACCTGAGGTTCCCACACCTGCGGGCATGACTCCTGAAACAGTAAGTCCTGATGGCATGCCAGTTGAGGGTCCTGCGGGTGCTGGGCAACAACTCCCCGCTGGATTAAGTCCAACTGGTCGGATGGTCGGTGTGGCAGCAGGTCAAATTGCGCCCGGTGGTCGCCCTGATGTTCAGTCACTTTTAGCAAGTCTAACTCAACAAGGAGAGCCTAATTTACAGGCTAGCCTAATTCGGCGAGTACCAGCGTAAAGGGGGTGAATAAATGAAGGGATACAGCAAGAAGCCAGCGAACCAAGGTTCAGCAGGTAAGGCTAATGTACAAAAGCCACGCGTAGATGGCACTCCAAAAAAGGGCAATCCTAAAGGCGGAACGCTTTTTCTTAGCAAGCAACCAAAAGGAACCCGTGGTTCCAAGAACAAGTAAGAACTTCATTGATGCAGCCTGAGTACGCTGTTTAAACAAAACTACTCATAATTTTAAAAGATGCACTTTAGATACGCTCTTAAAGCGAAATGAAAGCAGGATAAAATGGCAGACCAGCGCGGTGGATACAGGAAACCGACCAACCCTGCACCAGTTTCAGGACCCGGTGCGCTCTCTCAAAGAACGGATGGACAACCTGCACGATACACAGCAGGCATGGCTTATGGTGACGGGCAGGACTTTTACGACCTACAAACCCAAGCGCCCATGAGTGGTGGACAATCCAGCCCAGCATCTTTACCTTTAAATCAAGGCTCGGCTTTAGCAGGTTATGCAAAGCCAGTTGTTCCGTTAGACCAACCAACTCAATACCCTGAGGAACCAATTACTGCTGGTATCCCAATGGGTGCAGGTCCGGGACCGGAAGTATTAACTTCCCCAGCAATGGTGGCTGCTCAAAACTCTGAGGATGTTGCAAGACTTATGGCTGTATTGCCAATCTATGCACGCATTGCTGAGTCACCAAATGCATCAAATGCCATGCGTAACTTCTACCGTTATTTACGGAGTCAAGTTTAATGTCTTGGTATAACCGTATTGGCGACATAGCCAAAGGTGTTGTTAATTTTACAGGCATACCGGGACTAATCCACGACATTGCTACATCAGGTTCTAATGATGACCCTTGGTATGTAGATGCCGTTAATGTTGCCAAAGGTGTAGTCAAAGTTGGAACCACGCCAGTTCGTGGTGCAGTCAAGGGACTGTTTGCTGTTGGCGAAGCATCTTATGAACTTGGTGGAAAAGCCCGTGAAAGCATTGTTGAAAAGGGACTTGAACTGCCCTTTATGTATAACCGATACAAAAATGTTGGTGAAACATACGAACAGTATCAACAGCGTGTAGCCGAAAACAAAGATGAAATTTCTATGGGTCAAGTTGCCCTATCTTTGTTTGGTCCGGGCAAGAACGCAGCAGAAAATTCAGGTTGGTTTCACGATTTTACTGACCGTAACTTAAAGTTTTTATCAGCAGGATTTGATTTATTCAATCCTGAGGACAGAGAAGCAGCATTTAACGACCAGTTCATTGGTAAGTTTGCTAGCGGTTCTGTTGATTTTACTTCATCTATGACCATTGACCCATTGTTCTTTGCAGGGTTTGCTGGTAAAGGTTTATCTATTGCAGCCCGTGCGCCAATGGCAACAGGTTTGATGGGTGCTGGTCGTACTGGCATTGCAGCAATTCCGGGTTCTGCAACCCGTAAAGTTTTTGGTAAGTTAGCAATGACTACCGAAGGAGTTGATGACCTATTAGGTCGCGCTCTTAAAGGTGAAGGTCGTGCTGTTGAGGATGTTCAATTCCTTGCACGCTCTGATGCAAAGACTCAGTATGAATACTGGGCTAAAAAGCGTGTTACACATCCTGACGCTATGGCTTATTTATTTGGTCGTGCAACTACTGAACAAGAAGTTGTTGATACTTTCCGTGCTGTAATTGGTACAGACAAGCAAGCAATGGCAGCAATCGCAAAGGTTGATGACGAAGCAGCGCTTGTTCTTGATAACTTAACAGATACACCAAAGCCTTTTCGTGAAGCACTTAACGGACAACTTGATGGTGATTTAATTGTTAACCCTGAATACAACAGGGCAGTTACAACTTATTTAGATAATCTTGTTAAAGAGGATGACCGCTTCCGTATTGCATTGGAAAAGGTTTCTACTGGTGGTAATGAGTTCCGTGGTGGAACTTTTGCCCGTGGACCACTTTCAGGTTATGCACGCAATCGTGCAGAAAAGTTAGCAAAGACTTTTGCTGACCCTGAAATTACAATGATACAAAAGACAAGCCTTCACCCAGCCGTAATGGTTGTTAACTACATGAAGGGTAAGTCAGAGTTCTTTACTAAGTTCCGCCCAAGTGGTGTGTTCAGAGTAAATGATGGTGACTCCTATGTAGAGATGAACGCATTTTTGCGTGAGGCTGTTGAACTTTCAGGTGGAACATTTGCAGCAAAGGCTGGCACATACGCTGACCAGTATCTTGCAGCAGCCACCGAAGGCGAGCGTTTAAACATTATTAAGTTGGCTGAAAAAGATGCTTTGGGAATTATTGCCCCAAACATGACTCAGCAACAGATTGAAAAACTATACGCAATTTTTGATTACCGCCGTGCTAAGACACTTAAAGAACACAAAGACCGTGGCTTCTTGTCTATCTTTACAGAGAACGGTCCAGTAATTGCTAAGTTCCCACAGTTAGAGCGTGAGTCTGCAAACATTGTTATTGCAATGGATTTACGCCGACTAAAGGATGGCATTGACTCTTACGAGCGTGTGCTTCCGGGTATTCTTTCAGGTATTGACCCAACAGAAATTGCTGTTCGTGGACAAAAGTTTATGAACACCCTTGATAATGTTAACGACATTTTCAAGACATCTGTTCTTATGCGCCTAGGTTACACGGTTCGTAACCTTACAGAAGCACAACTATCTATGATGGCTAAGGCTTTTGCTTTGCCAGCAGCGGTAGCAGTTGGTGGTCCTTCGGCTGTACAAAGATTTTTACAAAACCGTAAGGCTGGCTTTACCCGTCTTATTGATAATGTTGAAGTCTTGGCTGGTCGTAAAGACGACATCAATGTTTTGCGTGATGAAGTTGCAAAACTTCAAGACATGCTTCGTGGTCTTGACCTTTCTCGTAAAGGTCTTGCAGGAGAAATCCGTACCCGCATGGCAGACATTGAGCGTGGTGGCGAGCGCTTAATTGCTAACTACATTGCTGCTGAAAAGGCTAAAGGCAATCTAGTTGGTGTTGAGGAAGCAGCAGCCATTGTTCTACCTAGAGAACTTAAAAGACTTCGTTCTGCCTTGGCAGAAGCAGAAGCCGTTACTTTGTATCATGGTTCAGTAGCAGACAGTTTTGAGTTTGACCCAGCAAGACCATTATCTGCATCTACTAACGCACAAATTGCTGACCGTTATGCAACACAAGAATTTGCTTTTGGACTAGAGCGTTACATCTCAGATACTGGGCGACCAGTTCCATTAAGAGTTGTTACCCGTAAAGGTCCACAACGCCACCCACAGTCAACATTTACTGCTGGCTACCGTGGCGCACACACAGCACCTGACCGTGAGTTTGGTGCATCACTAGATAACATTACTCGTATTTATCCTGAGGATGTTTATTCTGCTGATGCTGCTCGCATCTATGGTGTTGGTGGAAAAGATTTTGCTAAACTAGATAAACAAATTGTTGAATTTATCAATCAGTATAAAGGTAGCCCTAACCGTATGGTTACGGTTTATCGTGCTGTTCCTAAGGATGCACCTGCTGTTATCAATCCGGGTGATTGGGTAACTCCACTTCGTGAGTATGCAGACCTTCATGGAAGCAGATACCTAGACCCTGAATACCGTGTTGAGGAAATGCGTGTTCGTGCAGGCGACATCTTTACTGATGGTAACTCTTGGTTTGAGTGGGGTTATGACCCACGCCCTGTTCGTAAGCCATACCCTGAAAAGTTAATTACAGCAGCAGCGCGTATGAAGTCAGACATGATTGGCGCTACCCGTGCTGGAAACATTGTTGAACTTCGCAAGGGTACAAGCAAAGGTTTTGTTAAGGTTGATGAGGATAGAATACGCAGCCTTAATCCTAAAGAATTAGAGCGTGCAGTATTCCGTGTCCGCCGTGATGGTGGAAGCGTTACACCAATGCGTGTTTACGGTGATGCTCTTTATCTCACTAAATGGTCAGACATCCCATTGGATGTACGCAAAGAAGTATTTGGTGGAGATGTAAAGGTTTGGCGTGCTTGGGTAAAGAGTAAGGGTTGGCAAGACCAAAACTCTCCTTTGTATAACTACCTTCGTCAAAACAATTTTGGTCGTGCAGTTGTAGGTGATGACCGCCGTGCAGGTGGACTATCACACATTGTTCTACCTGAGGCAGTAGGTGAAGCAGGTCGTGGTCGTGAAGTTACTAAGTTAACTCGCGCTCAAATTGAAGCAGCACAAGCAGAAGCAGATGCTGCATTAGACATTGCTCAGCCATTGCAGACAACTAAAGAACGCCGTGTTGCTCGTACACAAGTACGCCGTAAGGAAAAGTCACGCCGTACTCGCCCAGCAGTTTCTCCTTACTATGATGATGAGAACCTAATTGCCATGATTAACAATGGCGTTGAGGATGCTGCTGCTAACCTTGGTCGTTCATACGCAGAAGTTAATGCTCAACTTGACGACATGATGGCTCGCCTAGGCGCTCGCATTAGTCAATCAGAACAAATGGCTGTTAAGTCTAAGGTTGGCTATGGAACTTTTACACATGAAGCCAATGGTCAGGCATACGAAGTTGATGAAGTATTTAACAATGCATCTTGGATGCTTGCTCGTACATCATCTGAACAAACATGGGGCAGCATTATTGGAAGCCAGCAAATGGCGTTCCTTGCAGGTCCCGGTTCAAGAGCAATGCGACCAGTTAAGCCCGGCGACCCACGCTACTTTGAAGCATGGGCTGGTGTATTAAACCTACACTTCCGCGACCCTGAAACTGGGGTTATGGACCCAATCGTAAGTCGTATTCTTGACGGTGCAACTAATGATGAGATTTTAGGATTTTTAACTAGAACTCGTAGTGGTCGTATCTATGCTAATAACACATACACAATTCCCGGCAAGGGACTTGGGTTTGGTAAGTTAAAGGCTGGCGAGGAAAACGATTACCTATTAACTCGTATTAGCGATACACGCAATGCTGTTAAGTTGTATGTTCCTGATGAGGACACAGCACTTATGCTTCGTGCTGCTAAAGAGGATGGCAAGCCACTTACAGGCGGAGATGTAGAAGTATTTTTACTTAACCGCTTTGGCGCTAATCCTGAGAACTTACCTGAGATTAACGGTCTGCTTGTAACTACAAGTAAGGAATACCGTGACCAAGAGCGTATTGTGGACATGGTTAATCGCCGTGTTATGCGCTTCCTAGGTTCACTTCCTGAGGATACCTTTGCTCGTCACCCATTAGTAAATGTTGTTTACAGAGAAAATGTTAAACGAAACATTGATGGTATTGCTAAGGCTAGAGGTACTGATAAATTAACAGGTGATGAAATTGCCCGTGCTGAGCGTGCTGCCCGTGAGGAAGCCCGCCGTGAAGTAGAGCGTACTTTGTTTACTATTGTTCGTAGAACTGGTGCATCATCAAGCCAAGTAATGCGCTTGTTGTTCCCGTTCTATGCAGCCTATGAAAATACCTTAATGCGTTGGGGTGGCATTGTTGCCGAGAACCCACAGGTAGTTACAACTGCTGCTAGAACTATTGCACAAATTGTTAATGGACAGTTGATAGTTGACCAAGAAGGCAACCGTATTACCGACACCAAGCAACTTGGTGAAGGCGGTATGGCTAACCTTGTGGTTCAAGTACCTGATGCATTTATCAAAGCATTGCCGGGTGAGTGGCAAGATGTGGCTGAGAACGCGTTTAAACGAGTTAACATCCCACTATCAAGCCTTGATGTTATTACCCAAGGTCAAGCAGGTAATCCGGGATTTGGTCCTTATGCCGTATTCCCAGCCTACTTAATCTTGCGCCAACGCCCTGAGTTTGAGGAAGCCTTTGCACCGCTATTCCCAGCAGGTATGCCTAACAGCGCATCTGAGATTTTTCTACCTAGCACAGTACGCCGTCTGAAAACCATGTGGTCTAAGGATGAGATGTATGTTCGTACCTTCAATCAAATGTTGCGTTATGAAACATACAACTACAACACAGGCAAGCGCCAAGATGTGCCAACAGTAGATGAAATTACCAGCAAGGTTAACAAGTTCTACATGCTTCGTTCTTTGACTGCAATTTCTGCACCGTTTGCTATCTCTCCTGAGGTAGATTTCTACCAGCAAGTTTTCCGCCAGTTCCAAAATCAATACACAGAACCCGGCGAAGCAGAAGCCAAGTTCTTTGAGATGTATCCTGACTTCTTTGAAGCCACAGTATCTCTATCTAAGAACCCCGGCAGCCTTGAAGCCAACCTAGATACCGTTCGTAACCTTCGTAAGTTCAGCGGTCTAATGGCAACAGCAGAGGCAAAGGGTGAGCCTGAACTTATGGGATGGCTTGCTAATGATTTTGACGGTAAGTATGACTTCTCACAGGCTGCCTATCAATGGCAGTATCGCACAGGTTCATACCCCGGTTCGGCTAACACCTATCGTCAAAACCGTAACCCAGCAGAACTTATTAAGGATGCTAACCTAAAGCGTGGCTGGACTGAATACCGTAAGATACAAGATGTTATTGATGCATTTAAAATTCAAAACGGTATCGGCAGTAATCGTGACCCATTGCTAGAGCAATACAATAATGCTAAACGCCAATGGCTTGATTACATGGCACAGAATAACCCTGATTGGTACGCAGCATACATGTCGCCTGACCGTGGCAAGTACATGAAGCGTGCTGATGTTCTTGAACAAGCGTTCCAAAATAAAGCATGGATGGCACAAAATGGTGACCGTGCAGTTGTAAAGGCTGTTGCTTTGTACTTGGATGCTCGTAAAAAGATTGGTCAGGCATTATTACAACGCGACCAAATGGGCGGTTCACGCTCATTGGATGCAAACTCTAATGATGATTTAGCAGAACTTTGGGATAAGTTTGTTACCCAACTTGGTGCTGAGTCACCTGAATTTAGCGACTTCTATAACCGATACTTTCCAAACGACCCGGTGGTGATTTAAATGGCAGATGAAAAAGATAAGAAAGCAGTAGAAACTACTGCATCTAACAAGACTGGTTCAACCAGTTCTATGGACATTTTCAACCAAGCCTTAGCATCAGGTGGTGTTTATCAAGGTAAAGGTGCAGATGGCAAGGACAAGACTGTTGGTTTAGATGAGTGGACCAAGAGATGGTTCGCTATGTCCGAAGCAGAGCGCCAAAAGTGGGTAGATAAGTTTAATGCTGCTGGCAAAAAAGTTAATGTTATTAACGGTGTTGATGAGTGGGTAGCCTACGGGCGTAAGTCTATTGAGTATTTTCAAAAAGGTGGCAAATTTACACCTGATGAATTACTTGCAATGGACACCAAGCAAGGCAGCGGTGGAGTTACTTACACATCTCAGGATGCTAAGGCTCTAGTTCAAAGCACATACCAATCACTACTTGGTCGTGATGCTACTGGTGCTGAGTATGAGAAGGCTTTTCAAAAGGCTATGACTCAATCCAGTTCAACTGGTGCTGGTGGTCGCCAACAGGCTGTTGTTGACTTTATTAAATCATCAGATGAGTATGATGCCCGTCAGGAAAATAAATACCTTGATGCTATTTTCAATGAATTAGCAGGAGAGATGCGTGAGGTGAAAGCATAATGCCAGTCGGTTCACGCGGTGGTGGTAGAGGTAATGTTCAACCTGAGGAAATGTCCCTTCAAGAAAAACTTGCTAGAACAGGTGCTTTTCTTGAACAAAAAAGAAGGGCGTTTGCAAACGCTAAGTTAAACACTCCTGCATACACAAAAGCAGAAAAAGAATACTTAGCAGCAAAGAAAGCATTTGATGAACTTAATGCACAAAGCAAAGCAGAAACTGCTGCTGCATTACAAAAGAAAAATCAAGCGGAAGTTACCCGTTTACAGGGCGAGCGCAAGAGAGCAATTACTCTTGGTGCTAAAGAAACTGACCAAAAGATTAAAGACATTGATGCCAAGATTAAGGCATTAGGTGGCACTCCTACGCCTACTACTGTTACAACAGGACAGGGTAAAGATAGTGATGGAGATGGTATTCCTGACCTAATAGATAACCTTCCTACGGTAGCAAATCCTGACCAAAAATCAGGTACTGGTAAAGTAGGTAGCGCTGGTACTGCTGGCGTTGGTTCTACTGGCGCAACAGGTTCTACTGGTGGCACAGGCGGTACTGGTGGTACTGGTGGCACAGGTGATAAGAATAAAGTTGTTATTGATAAGACTGTATGGGTTTCTTACATGCGACAAACTTTCAAAACACTTGATGATGCCAAGATG